CTAACCGGAACATCTGGTATAATTACAGGTTCAATGTAATTACTCTTGACGTTAGTGTCAACCTTCATGTTGAATGAATCAAAGTTCACACTTGAAGGAATGAAGTTTACAGTTTGACCATTTAACAAATAGAAAGACGAACCATCTTTATTTACGTCTTCAAATATAGGAATATTAATATCTACATTTCTTTGACCATTAACAATCATAATCAATGGTGATCTATCTTTACCACTTATAGGGCTTTTGAAACTTTCAATGTAAGATCCAAGTCTTATAGTATTACCTGATCTACCTTCTACGGTTAGATCTCCTGGAGCCTTAATAAGTTTTCTAACCTTACCAGTATCCTTAAAGTCTCCTGTTATGTCTAGATTCTCTTTAGTATTATCTTTAGCAGTATGACCTATAGTAGTCTCACTATAAGGTTTCTGATTGTATTTGTTTTTTAAAAGAATTGAGTCTGGTGTGGCGTTATGCTCAACTGCATTCCAAGTAGATAAAACTTCTATATAATACCACTCAGGTGAGTAGTTTGTTGATCCTCCTTGAGATTTAGAACTAACTCCTTTTTTTAATCTTACTAGTTCAGTTATCACTGGATATTTAGTAAAATGAGTATCTATCGGTCTAGCTACTATTACCGTGTCAGAATCGGCTCCATTAATATAAGGAACACATTCAATCGTACCCAATGCTTTCCACCCACCGAATCTATCAAATTTTTCTTTATTAGAATCATCTAATAGTATAAAAGTAACTCTAGCTATAACACTGTTTTCACCCATACCGAATAGACCGGGTTGGCCAGTTTCCTGACCACCTAACATTGCGGCTGAGCCAAATTTTACATCATCTGCCATTAGGCTGTAGGTAAGTTTTTATTAGATGCTACTGCTCTTTCAGCGGTAGCTTCTTGTGCTAATTTTAAAAGTTCTTCTTTCTCACTATCAGGTAAAAGGAAATCACCTGTCTCTTTACCTCTAGTTATAGCCTTTTGAACGATAGCCGCCATTTTAATCAAGGCGTCATCATTCTTAAGGTTAAGATCCATGTAGCTAGCTATAAGCGGCACCATCATAACGGCATCGCCGGTATTTTGGATAAGTTCTTTTAACTGCTCTATTAGATCAGTGATCTGCTTTTCTTTGGTTGTAGAACGGTTATAGATCTCCTGGAGGATGTCCGAGAACTTCTTTTTACCGAATACAACTTGGTCAAATTCTGCCATATTTATCGTTTTTAATAAATATCATTTTCATCCGTTTCTAGCTCCCCATTGACATATAATACGTTCAATTGCTGCTTATAGACCCTTTTAAGCTCTTTTACCACTCGGGTGATGTTAGGAGTCGTTTGACCGGTAATCTCCCTTATAAAGAAGTAAAAATGCTGTTTATTGAACACTTCTAGGGTTTCTCTTCTCCTAAAGATCTGCATAATTGATATTACAATGGTCTGATCGTTGTCTGAAGGGAACAATCTGATCATATTCTTCTCTATGTAATTGACATAAGAGTCTATAATCTTGGTGATGTTATTGTCCTCATGGTCTCTAACTAGGTCAGAGACAATGCGTTTATCCTGATCTACATCTTCTAAATCAGCTTTAGACTTAAGTTTCTTGTAATTGTTCTCGTTGTAAACGATCAGGTAGCGTTTGGCTATGGTACCAAAATAAGAATAGGCTTTACCTTTTGTTTGATCGTATCTGTGTAATTTCTCAAGTAAGAATACTACTACCTCGTGTTTCAGATCTTCGACGTTGTCGAGCTCTGTGTAGTAGAACTTGAATGTGTGGATAATATTCTCAGCAAGCTTATGAAAACTATAGTTAATGTTTTCATTGAACAGTTCATTTCTCAGTGCTTCATCGGATGAAGCGAGATATGCTACTATGGAGTCTTCTGTTGTTTTATCAAAGTACTCCCTAGACTTTTTTCTTTTACGTTTTCTTAATCTTCCACTTTTCGTGTATATCTCGGGATCTAATTCTTGACTGACCTTTTTTTGTCTTGGCATTAAATTGCTTTGTAATAATTAAATTCATAACCTTAAATTTTACGTAACTTATTTTTTTGTTGTTGTTGTTTCTTCTTCTGTAGAAGTATAATTTTGAAAATAGCTATTGATACCAAAAGCTATATCTCTTAATCCTTTAAATATAAATCCGGTTTCATCCTCTGATTCAAATGCACCTTTCTCATCTAATTTTTGCATCTTTTCATTTGACTCTTCAATCATAGATTTAAACTTAATGATGAACTCATCTTTAAGTTGTATGTCTTCTTCATATCTTTCTACCTTACGTAACAAGTTCCATACAAAGTATGAAAGACCTGCTACAGCTAGAAATAATATTATTACTATTGCTATCATTTTATTCGTTTAAAAATTTATCTAATGTTTTATTTCCTGTTTTACCAGGCGTTGTCTTAATTTGCTTAGGGCTATTAGCTTGACCTTCAATCTTAGCACACATCAAATCCGCTTGGTGTAAGATGTATGGTAGAGTTGACTTTAACTGCATATCCTCTGAATAGCTGATGTAGTAAGCTTTATTAGCATCTTCATACAATCCGTCGTGTAACTTAATCGCTAAGTATTCATTCTCAGTAACTGAGATTTGACTTTGTTGTAAAATCATTAATGACCTTTCAGCAACTTTCATGTACTGAATATTAGGATTCATCACGTACTCTTGTCCTTTCTTTCTCATCCATTCTTCTTGACACGGTATGTAATATTCGTCAGTCTTGGTTCCGATCTTTCCTAGATCATGATTCAATGCAGCAAATCTTAATTCACTAATTGTGAAATTGAAATCGGCTCCCATTTCTTCCCAAACTTTGTACACTTTCTCAGCAGCTTTGATCACGTTTAAAACATGCGCAACGTATCCACCAGGGTGTGCGTTGTGATATTGTTTTTTCATTGATGCTGGCGCTGTAGCGATGCGGTCAGATAATTTTTCATACAACCACATTAACTTTTCTTTACGCTCACCATCGAATGAATCTTCGATGAATATAACTAACTTTTCGTAGTTATCTAATAAATCTTTTGCTGTCATAACCTTTATATTTTTTATAAGCCTCTATAAGCTCTGTTTAAAAACTCTTCATTTTCGATGCTAATGATCCCCCTTAGTTCGTCTACTAATTCTTCCAAATTTTTAAAGTAATCATTCATCTCTTGAGCGTTACCGCGATAAGACGATGTCTTAACATTTTTTATCATTCCTTCAATTTGCTCTATCTTTTTAAGAGCGTTTTCCTTGTTCTTCATAATATGAGTGTGTTATTATATAAATAGTAGTATATAGTAGTATTAGTATATTTATAGTTATCGCGGTTACCGCGTTAGTGCTTTCGCGTTTACGCGTTAGCTTCTTTATTAATGTAATAATACATTACAAAAATAAGAATGATTATAATACAAACCAAATTTTTTTATTAACATTATATTTTTTATCTTCGTGTTATGCTAATAGACTTCAAGAGCTTAGAAAGCTCAAAGATAATAAAACCTACTCATAGAAAGAAAAAATCTATTAAAAACTTATCTAGCGTTAAATCGTTAGAAGAGCTTGATTCTAAGGACATTATAAGCTCTCTTCAGTTTAGATTTATCAATCATAAGTATCAGATTAATAATGCTTATATCTTTGATTGGGAGAGTGATTTCTTCTCAGTTTCAGAGAGTGGCTACGTGTACGAAGTCGAGGTGAAGATCACCAGGGGTGATTTTAAGGACGACTTCAAAAAGGTAGAAAAACATAAATTACTGGAATCAGTAGACCCTACTAGCTGTAAGAGAAAGCCCAATAAGTTCTTTTACGCAGCACCCAAAGGGTTACTGACCACCGCGATGATTCCCCCGTACGCGGGACTGATAGAGGTCACCTCACCAACATCGATGGCAACTGTTGTCAAAGAGGCTCCGTTCTTACACAAAGAGGATTCTTTCACAAACTTGAAAGAAATTTTACTCGATAAATTTTACTATCGCTACAGAGATTTTTTACTGAAAGGTTAAAAATAAATTTGGAATATCACAAAAAATCATTTTAACTTTGCTAGATGATACAGAGAATAATGCAAGAGGAAGCTCAATTTTATAGAAGATTGGAACCTCAAAATGATTTCGTATACAACATGAACCAAGCCGTGGGCTTCACTCTATCCCCTCTTGACGAGAGATGGGATCAAGTTGATTACTACGGTGACGCATGGATAGATCCATCTTATGGAATTTACAAGCCACATTACGTGTATGTTCTAGTAAATCCAAGTATTCCTGGCATCTGTAAGGTCGGATTTACCAAAAAAACCGTGTATAACCGTTGTCGTCAGATAAACTCAGCCACTGGTGTGATTACCCCTTGGTACCCTGTATTTATCTACAAATGCCCTAGCGGTCCCCTTTTAGAGAAAGATGTACACAAATACCTTGAAAATCAAGGGAAAAGAGTAAATTTAAAGCGCGAAGGCTTCGAAATTGACTCGATAGAGGCTATAAAAATCATTGAACAGTTAGGCGAAAAATATAAAAACAAACAATAATGGCAAAGGAATTACAAGAACAATTAGAAATTTTAATGGATGAAGCTGAGCAAGATGACATCAAAGACTTCAGTTTTGAGCTAATTAATGCAGTTTGGTCCGAATTTTGTGACGTTGACCCTGAAGATGTTGAGCTAGAAATGGTAAAAGCATACGCCCAGGAGACCGAACAATCACTAGAAATCTTCAATCCCACTCTAGAATTGGACATCACATACCTAGAAAGATTGATGAAAATACTTGAAACTTACATAAAAAAACACGAATAATGACAAAAGTAGTAAGATTTACCGCTAGTTGGTGCGGTCCATGCAAAGTTTTAGCACCTATTTTCAACGAATTGGCAGCTGATTTTGCAAGCCGTGCAACATTCGAAACCATCGATATTGACGAAGATCCAGAGTATGCAGCAGCAAATAGAGTGACTTCTGTGCCTCAAATCATCATTTTTAAGGATGAAAAAGAGTCACAACGCTATATTGGGGTGAAACCCAAGGCTACATACATAGCAAATTTCAATGCTATATTGTAGATATTTATAGGAAATAAAAAGTCATGGCAGGAGCTAAAAAGAAATCAGTTGGTGGTAGTACAAAAATCAGTTTTGGCAAAAGAAAGAACGGGAGGGCTAAAAAATCCTTTAACAAACACGACAGCACAGAGAAGAACTACCGCGGACAGGGTAGATAAGTATTTGAAGTTATCGCTCACAAAAAAACCAGTTGTCGATCAGAAACAATCATAAATGATCGATAAACGAAAATCTATTGAGCGATAAAAAAAACTTATAAATATTTTTTTCTTTATAAATTTTTTATTACCTTTGGTCTATGGCCGAAGGAATATACAAAATCACAGAAAACTTTGAGAAGCGCGTAGCCGCTTATACCGGCGCGCCATACGCTGTAGCCGTAGATTGTTGCACCAACGCAATATTCCTTAGTCTCACCTACCTCGGTGTCAAGCACCAAGACATCATGATCCCTAGCCGCACGTACATGTCTGTACCGTGTACGATCATTCAAACAGGAAATTACGTCGTGTTCGACAAATCACAGAACCCCTCACTCAAAGGCGAGTACCGCCTAGGAGCAACACCAGTATGGGACAGTGCGCTCCGCTTCACGTCAAACATGTATGTCCCAGGCAGATTCCAGTGCTTGTCCTTCTCAGGACCCAATAAGATCCTCAAGCTCTCCAAAGGAGGAATGATCCTCACAGACGACGAAGAAGCCTACGTATGGTTAAAGAAGGCCCGCTTCAGCGGCCGCAACGAACAACCCTACCACACAGATGTGTTTACACAATTGGGTTGGAATATGTATTTATTACCAGAGCTAGCAACCAGAGGTTTGCTACTCATGGACGGTATTTCGTTATACAACAATGACAAAGAGCTCCCATACCCGGACTTGAGCCAGTTCGACATATACAGAACAGAATACCCATACCAGGCCAAGGCCAACGAGATCAACAACGAAAGAATATTCATAGACCCACGTACCGGTGACGTTACGATCAAATAA